TACGATCTCCACCGCCGCCAGATCTAGTTGCAACATATTCGGTGCCATGACCAATAAACGATACTGATTTACCTCTATCAAGAGATACTGGATATCCAGTTTGAGGACCACTAATCCATCCACCCTCAGATCTACCAAAAAGTCTGCCTAAAGCACCAAAAACTCCACCAGGTCCAACTTTTCCAGGTCCAACCCGTTTAGCTCCAACTATCTTAGGTCCAACTAAATTTCTGCCACTACTATCCGTGACCCCCGCTCCTTGAGAAGCCGTAGTTTGTTCCGATACAGCTGCAGCTTTTGCTTCAGTTTTTGCTTGTTGAAGATCAGCTTTTTTCTTTTCTTCTTCACCCCTTTTTCTGTTTGGGCTTCCTTTGTTGGTCATTTGCACAACATTGGACTTCAATCCAAATGCAGATGCAACTGGGCCAATCATTGCTTTCAATACATTAGCAAGCATCCCAGCTCCAGGAATTACTCCTAGAACTTTGGTAAGATTAGTAAGAATACCGAGTGTAGCAAGACCAACTGCTTTGAGTGGTAGTTGTACTAATTTTGGCAGTAGTGATTGCTGTTTTTTGAAATCTTCTCCGCCAATATCACCAAGTGACGCTTTAGGTCTGCCTATAAATTTACCAAGATCCGATAATGGTTTGAATTTTGGTTTTTGGAAACCACCCAATGGTCCACCCATTGGCATACCATTAGGACCTCCAGTTGCTGGATATTTTGGAGGTAGTCCTTTGAATTTAGTAGCGCCAGAACGTCCACCTTCTGCAAGTTTTCTGAGTCTTCCACCCCTGGACATCTGTGGTGGTGGAAGTTCTGGCGCTACTGGTACTGAATCTGGAAGAATGCCACCAACACCTCCAGTTGGAGCTACTGGTGCAGCCTGAGGAGTAATTGGTTTTCCAACTGGAGTTGGTTTTGCATTTGGTGCTGGTTGAGGACCACCTACAGGTGATGGAGTTGCTTTGTCTTTTGCTTTTGTTTCAAGGTTACTTTCGGTTGCCTTGATGGCAGCCTGCATCTGCCGTTCGAACTCTTGGGTTTTCTTTTTCTGTTCGACTTCGCTTTTTGTTTCTTCATCAGTTACTTCACGTTCAGCATCATCAAGTTCCTTTCCTGTTTGACTATCAACTACTCTATCAATAAGAATTGATGTTCCTACAGATGCTATTAGACCAGCAGCAAGTCTTCCCTTACCACCTCTTAGTGCTCCTTTAGCAAAACCTCTTTTTACCCTTTTAGCAAGAGCTACAGAAAACTTAGTAAGTTGTGAGAAAAAGGTTTTGAATATCTTGAATACTGTTTTTACAACTGTTTTTGCTGCGGTTTTACCAAACAGTTTTCTAAATGCTATCAATGATGCACCAAGAGCAGCAAAGAATAGTCCAAGTTTCAGAATTTCTTTCCAAAAAGGAAGTTTTGTAAATCCAGCAATTAGTTCTAATGTAGTAAATACAACACCAGAAATTAGTTTATATAAAAATTTAGCAGCCTCACCAAGACCTGCAACAATATTTTGAAGTTTTTTTTGATTTTCTGGTTTTCTTAGCCAATCTAAAATTGGGAGAACAACAAATAATTGAAACAGAGATCCAAATAATCCAAGTATACCACCTACGCCAGCAGCTGCAACTTTTCCAAAACTAGAGAGCACGCTAGATCGTTCTTTACCACCCTTTTTTGGAGTTGCTTCTTGTCTTTTCGCAAATCTGTTTTTATTTTTTTGTTGGTCTAAAAAGTTTTTTGCCGAAAGTTTTACATATTCATCAAGTACTCTAGCAATTCCATTTGCTGTAGATCCAAGGTTATTCAGAGCCTCTACAACTTTACCATCTCCAATAGAAGTAAATACACCACGTTTGTTCTCAATCTTCCCAACAAACTTATAGAAGTTGATCTTTTTTCCTTTTGCCGCATTTACTTTTTGTTCGTTTGCCATCAGTACATAGTCCACTCAGGAAAAGCAGCAGCTCCATGACGAACTTGGACTTGCTGACCGTTACTAATATTTATTTGTTTACCTCCGATTGGAATTGGAACAGGAATTACCTTTCCAGCACCATAGAGACTTTCTTCTCGTTTTTCTTGTTGTTTTGAAGCATCGCCCAGGGCAGGACCTTTCAATGCTTTAGTATCACCTTGTAATGGCAAAGTATCTTTCAATGCAGTAGATTTGAAATAAGATTGTATTTCTTCATATCCAGATTGACCTGGTTTTACTCTTTTAGCCATCGCTGGGAAATTTTTAGCCCATTCTTGCATTGGTGTGAGTTTTATACTCGTTGACAATGCATTTTTACCAGAAAGATTTTTAGCAGTATTACCAAGTGCATTTGTAGTGTCAATGCCAAACATACTAGAAGCAGGTTTTACTTCAGGTTTTGCTGCTGGTGAACCAATACCTTCAGTAGACATCAATGCACTCTGCAGTGCGGCAAAGGCAGGATTGTTACTTCCTTTGCTCTGCGCCATTATCTGCTGTCCCAGAAGGCGCTTTTCCTCCAGGGTCATAGCATCAATGGATGCTGGTGACATTGCTGCTGTTACTATAGCACTCCCTGGATCAACCATAGATGTAGTAGTTGCAGGAGTAGCTGCAGGAGGTGTAGTAGCTGCAGGAGGTGTAGTAGCTGCTGGAGGAGTTGGTTTACCCATCAAATTAGGCATACCAAATGCAGTTTTTGTGATTGATCCTAACTTATTACCCTTTAGATAATCTTGTATTTCTTCATATCCAGATTGACCTGGTTTTACTCTTTTAGCCATCTCTGGGAAATTTTTAGCCCATTGTTGCATTGGTGTAAGTTTACCTGTACTACCAAATGCTGCTTTTCCAAGATTTTCAATTCCAGGTTTATTTGCTAAAGTAGAAGAGGCAGCAGGAGCAAGGTTAGTTGCTGTACCAAATGCAATATTAGTAATTGGTGGTTTTCCTTTGCCTACTTTGTTATTATAACTAAGACTTTCACGAAGTGCAGGTAGTGGTTCTGAAAAAAGTTTGTAATCTTGTGTATTTACAACCTGTGAGAATCCTAGAAGTTCTTTTTGTGATAGTGGTTTTCCTGTATGTGGAGTACCCGCTGGAACAGCAACAATTCCCTCTTTAGGTGTAATTGCACCACCAGATGAAAGAGACGCATTAGATTTCATCAAACGTTGGAGGTGTGGTGCATAATCAGGATCAGTAGCATAACCTTGTGCTTTCAGCGATGCTGCTGCTGCATCAGCATTTGGAGCTCTATTTACACCTTTATAACTCTTGTAATCCTTATACCACTGAGTAACAAGATGATTTACAGCATCTTGAGGACTTGAGAAGTTTTTGAATCCAGCCTTTATGTATACTGATTTACCACCATAGACTTCTCTCGTTCTATGTTGTTGTGCTGATTCACCCTTAGCTGCTTTGATACCAAAATAATTATGTTGGGCGCTAAGTGCTGTTCCCCATCCAGATTCCAAAGCAAACTGTGCTGCGACAAGTTGAGGATATTTTGCTCCTGCAGCTGCTCCATATCCTTTGAATTTTTTCCATTTTTCTGCTTTAGTGCCTGTTACAGGGGGACCTGCAGGACCAGCTGGTGGGTTGGCGCCAGGTGATGCAGGATCACCAGTCGCTCCTTGTGATCCTGATGGAGATGGTGCTGCTGGGGTAGATGCAGCACTTGTTTCTGCTGGGGTTGCTTCTTCGCCACCACCGCCACCGTCACCACCAATAGATCCAAGTAGTTCAAATAAATCACTAAATGGATCTGATGTAGGAATATTTGCTGTTACATCTTTCAGATTTGGTTTTTTGAGTACTTCTCCTCCACCAATAGAAATTTTCTTAGCACCAAATTCATTAGCAATACCAGAAAGTTCACTTTTATATGTTTGCACTCCAGGTGTTTGACCAAATGTATCTAATACAGATGATGTTGCACCAATCATGTAGTCTGCACCTGGCAAAATACTCTGTGCGTTAGGATCAGTTAGACTTTTCAGTTGGTCTAACGTCATAACAACTTCTGGACCGTCTTCAGCAACTTCAATAATTGATCTTTCGGTAATAATACCACCTGTACTAAATTGACTCTCTGGGATCCCCATCAAGTCAGCAAGTTTATTCCCTAACCATTCTCCACCCCACTGTGCAGCACCAACAATCACACCACCAGCAAGTGCTGCACCTATACCACCAGTACCAAGTCCTAGAGCGGCTGTTGCTGCACCACCAGCAAGTAAACCAGCAACAGAACCACCTAATTTTAGTGCAACACGTCTAGGATCTGTTCCCGCTTTCAAATCAAGTAGTGCAAATGCACCTTCAATGGCAAGATCGATAGGACCAACACTCAATGGACCAAGAGTATTTTTCAGATTTTTTAGTTGTGGTCTTACAAAATCTGCAAATTTAGTAAATGCCTGTGCAAATCCTCCCTTAGCACCTTTCTTTGGAAAAAGTGAAAGTAGTTTTTGTAGAATTGGAGAATTTTTGATAAACTCATCTACTTGTGCTTTTAGTGGTGCTAGAACTTTTTGTAGAATATAATCACCACCTTGTCTTGCCATATCCTGGGTCCATTTCCACCCAGCTTTGACTTTATCTCCTATACCAATTGCGCCTTTCCAGAGATTGTTTGCACCTTCAGCAACTTTTTTTGAAACTTTATCCGCTTGTGCTTTTAGCGCATCTGCTCCACCACGTAACCAATTACCAAATCGACTCCCTTGAGTTTTAGCGAAATCTACTCCAGCATTGAGGGCATCTTTACCTTTATTCAGTACTCTACCAGCAGCATCACGCACTGCTCCTGCTCTCTCACCAACCTCTTTTAGAACTCTACCAGCACCAGATTGTAAGACTCCTTTTGCAACTTGTAGAGCAGCTGGTTTGATTGTGTTATAGAATAGATCTAGGGCAAATTTCACTAACCTATTGGTTACTGCTTTGAGAAATTTCAAACCAATATCAAGAAGACTTTGTGTAAGTCTGCCAAAAAGTCTCCTGACACGTTTGAACGCAATTCTAAATCTCTGAAGTAATTTTTGAAGAGGTGACTTTCCTTTCGGAGTTTTTGGTTTACCGTCTGGTTTTGGATCCTTCGGTTTATTTGCATCTTGTGCTGGTTTCTCATCACCTAAGAGATCCAGCATACTAAGAATACCACCCATGAGTTTCCATGGGTTCAAGAATAATGCTAGTCCTTTGAGGGCAACTATTCCAACTAGTAATTGCCCAAGACCCATAATAACATCCCAGGCTCCGCCAAGGATATTGCCTTCTTTGAACTTACCTACTCCACCAAATACTTTAGCTAAACCATCTAATATATTAGTAACTGCAAATGTTCCCCACTGATAGAGAAATTTGAAGATTTCGCCTAAAAACTCAACTAATCTGAATACTTTTTCTTGATTTTCTGGTTTCCTAAGAAAATCATATAACGCCATAACTGCCGCAAACTTTATAAGCGGCAGAAAAATATTGATAATACTAGCAAATGGACCAAAAATTTTCTCAAGTAGACCTTTACTTTTTGGGTCTTTTTTTAGTTCCTTTTTACCAGATTTAGCGATATCATCATTTGTTAGACCAGCAGATTCTGCAGATGCCTCAGCAGCATCTCCTTTTTTTCTTCGAATAGCACGTCTTTCATCTTCAGCAGAGTCTCTAAGCGATATTGCACGTACTTCTTCAATTGATTTGAGTGCTTTTACACTATTATAAATTCCAGAGAAAGTAGCACCGAGTCTATTCACTCCCAATAAAACTTTTGCATATGGCAGCGAATTAGGTTTTGTTGCTCCAATAAATTTAGCAGCAGATTTTTCCTCTCCTGCCAAAGCTGGATTTACAAATTTATATCCTAATGTTGCTGCCATTTATCTGGATTTTGATTGTTGTTCTTTATACTTACGTTCCTCTTCTTTTAGGTGTTGCAATAGCATAGTAACGTAGATTTCCTTTTCCCATGGAAGTAAGTTATCCAACTGTTCAAGATCCCACTTGTGATAATGCATCAATGCGAAGTTGGTTTCATAATAATTCAACAACGTATTATGCAACATCGCTACGCGAAAAAAGATGCTAACCCCTCAAGAACAACTTCACTTTCAACCTCAGTTTTTGGATTTTTGACCATAAGTTTTTTCTGAAGTTTTGGCATAGTTTCAAAAAATTTCTGAACTTTTTGAAATTGATCAGAACTTAGTTGCTCAAGAAATTCAATTTTTTCTTTACGAGGACTATCTTTACCTTCAAAGATTTGATTATCATCATAAATGTGATCGATGCAATCTGCAGCGAGATCAAATACTTGATCAATTTCAGTTTTATTGCCACTAATATTGACTTTGACAAAAGTATCCAGGGAAGGATATTTCATTACCATACCAACTGTGTCGGTAAGTTCAATTTTTTTGTTATGGTCAGGATTTGTAGTAACTTCAACTTCAGACAAATCAATATCAACCGCTACATCAGTTTCATTATCATCTGGACAAGTAATTAGAACTTTTGTTGATTCACCTACAGATTTAGAACGAATTTTGAGGAACAAATATTCAATATCGAAAGTAGGTAGATCATCAATCATTCCCTTGATATCAGTACAATCAGAAATAATCTGTTTGATTGTAGTAATTGTCTGGGTTTCATCTTCAGACTCCATTGCCAAGAGAAGAAGTTTTTCTTCTTTTACAAGAAAAGGTCTAAACTTGACTTGTTTACCTGTAGAAGGCAATTTCAAAGTATATTGAGGAGTAGTAATTTTAGGTAATGCCATAATGTTCTCAATTCAGTGTAATTATTTAGTAAAAACCTCTGGGGGTCATTTTTTGGCGGAGAATTTTTCTCGACTTTTTAGGAAACAAAAGTGGTTTTTCGTTTACACTTTCTTCAACGTAGGAGTAATGCTAGCATTGGGATCACTAAGCAGATCAAATTTTGGATTGGGGTAGAATCTATAACGTTCATATGAAAATGAAACATCTACAGTCACTGGTGCTCCTGGTTGGTTGTTATATTGTGCAGTACTAATAGTTTTTGGAAACACATTGAAACAAGTCCACATGCCAACAAACTGATTGTATCTAGGTTTATTTGGGATATCTTTTTCTGACAGACCTACTGATGCTAGGTAGTTTTGATCAAGTGGAATTATTCCGCCCCCACCACGCTCCAATTTATAGATGGTCATAGTGGAAGCAACATAGTTATCATAATAGTCTACATATTGATTTGCATCATTTGCAAGAATATTCATCCATCTTTCAAAAAAAGTTACTAGTAGATGACTTCTTGGCACATAAAATGATACAGTTGTTTCAGTAAATGCTGATCCAGTTGCATACATGTATTCAGATCCAACTATTTTAGCACCTGCAGTTGTAACTTGACGAGTTGGTGTATTTACTTCATTTGCATATTGAGACATCAACTCTCTGATTGTCTTATCTGAAAATTTCTTTTGTAGAATTACAGGAACAGTCATATCGAAGTACCATAGATTACTTCTAGATACTTCATGATCTTTATTATTCAAAGCCTTCGCCATGAAGGTTTGTATGCTACCACCTAGAGTAGACTGGGCGAATGACTTACTTTGATTGAAATTAGTTAGTGGCATTATACTTTGAGTTCCTTTTCTGTGATAATCATAAACTGCATTGAATTACCATTACAAAATTCTTCTGCTGCCTTCCACTTTGCCTTATTGACAGCATAAGTAACTACCTCATTGATATACCTTTTAGTATTTCTTTTTTGTGTTTTTGGTTCTTGTGTTTGATAAAAGGGTTTTACCTCAACTATGTATCTGCCACGACCTTTGATATGAACATAAAAATCTGGAAAATATCTATGCATTTTACCATCGGCAGGGGAGACATATGGAATAAAAAGTTCTTCACTTCCCCACTCCAAGACAGACGGAGTAATGTCACACCATTTCATAAATTTATATTCCCACGATGATCTATAAATAATAGTTCTAGGATCACCTTTATATTTCAAAGGAAAGGATGGTGTGTACTTTCCTTGATACCTCATGATAAATAATAGCGGACAGTGTAAAAGTATTTAGGTCTAAAGAATGGCGAATCTTATTTATCCAACTAGATTTCCAATCCCAGGTAAATTGGATGACAATAATAAGGATCAGCCAACTGGATTTATTGATTACATCCAGATTCAACGGGCTGAAGAAAAAAAAGGTTCTGCAAAATCTAATGGATTTTTTTACAATACTGGTCAAGTAGGTGGGAGTGATGGTGGTCTCAAGAATAGAGCCGACGTAGTATATCTTCCAATACCACAAAATCTCAACGTCAACTACATGGCAGGATATAATAATGTATCTTTCGGAGCAGCAGGGGTAGCGGCAGGGCAAGCCCTTGCTGGTGGAATGACCTCTGAAGCTGCCACAGCAGCAATCCAAGACTATGCTGGTAAAGCGATGCCAGATGTTGCCCTTAGCGCACTGGCAGGTGTGATTCAGGCTCTCCCTGGTGGAGGAGCGTCAGGTGTAGACAAAAATGCTTTACTGGCAGTATCTCAAGGAAAAATTTTCAATCCATATACAGAAAATATTTTTACAGGAACTGATTTCAGATCACATACTTTTCAGTTCAAACTAGTAGCAAGAAATGACAAAGAGGCTCAAGTTATTGGAAAAATTATTGCATATTTGAAGCAAGGTATGCTTCCAGATTTTAGCGAAGGGACAGCCTCTGCTGGAGCTCCAGCAGGTGGGTCTGGTGGTGGTGGATCAACTGCAGATGCCGCTCTTGGTAAAACAAACATACAAGGTCGTTACCTTACAGTTCCAGATAAATTCAAATTGAAGTTTATGAGACTCAAAGAAGATGGAACTAAACTAATTGAGCTTCCTCACTACTTGTTCAACATATGTGTACTAAAGAGTCTTGATGTAACTTATACACCAGATGGTAACTATGTATCAATGAAAAAAGCAACGGAAACTACTAACATACTAAAAGTTCCTGCTATTTCACTGACTCTAAGTTTTGCAGAAGTTGCATACACTACAGCAGCACAAGCAGGATCGGGGTACTAATCATGGCAACTTTTTTCACAAGAATACCTGATGTTTACATTGGTGTAAATAACCAAGCACTGTATTATGAGGAAGAGAATATTACCTATGTAAAGGTAAAAAACTTTTTCAGAACAGTAAGAATTAGAGAAGACTATCAGTCATATGCAACTCTGTTTGAACCATATTACATCCAACATGATTATCGTCCTGATAATGTTGCCCAAGAAGTATATGGAGATGCATCGATGGACTGGATAGTCCTGATGACAAATAATATTTTGGATATGTATACTCAATGGCCAAAAAACTTTGAAGAATTGAATAGATATACAAAAGAACTGTATGGTGAAGACGAAATAGTCAAAACTCATCATTGGGAAACTGTGGAATACATAGATGGAGACGGTGATATTATTATTCCTGGTGGAATTATTATACCTGAAGATTTTGTAATGAAGGATTGGAAACGAAGACTTGCACTTCCACCGACAAAATATAAAAAATCCATATCAAACTATGAGCACGAAGATTTTCTAAATGAAAAGAAAAGGTTTATATATCTAATGTCTCCAGGATTAGCTGATGAATTTATACGAGAGTTTGAAGATTTACTTGCATATCCAGAGGATGGTGAAGGTGTTGGGATTCCTGCAGGCTATGATGCACCCATCACATTCCTAGACTATGCTGGGACAGCAAATATGATGCCAAGTGGGAGATCAATCTATCCTACATTTGGAGTAACTTCTAATTTCTTTGCAGCTGCATCAGCGACACAAGCATTCTTAGAAGTAGTAGAAACACCCAAAGTTTCCAGATCATATCTTGGATCATATGGTGGTGGATCGTCTAGTGGTGGATCGTCTGGTGGAGGGTCACGC